TAATTTTTCTATTTCTTCCATTAATTCTTTAATTGACATGCTTGTCTCCTTTTCGCTTGTTTCACATTCGCCACAACAATCCTCCGTGCCACAATGTATATGTTCCATTTTCCTATTTATGTAAACGTCCAGACCACAATGAGCCTACGTCCATTTCTTGGTAACTGTGCATAATGATAAACGTTATCAAACAACACACCACGACCCGCCTTTGGTTCTATATGTTGTACAGGTAGTTTGTCTTCGTCACATAGTACCGTATTACCATCTACGTTATTCAGATAGAGTATCAGTTGTTTATGTTGTTCTTCGTGGTCCTTGTGTATAGGACTTGTACCTTCAAACAAAGGAAACGTCATGTTCAAACTACAACGTAATACCTTCGTAATCTTTGTTTCGTGTTTATCTGTAAATGCATATAACATAGACATAAACTGGTCATGGTAATCACTATTAATGATGCCATTCCGTAATACTACGTTATGTGCCATGTAAGATATATTACTCCATTCGTTATAGAAGAATGGAAAGTTATCTGAGAGTAGAGTATTGTTTATAAAATCCCAATGTTCATTCGTCAAAAATTCGTCATCTTGTATTATCATTCCAATATCCTTTTCGTGTGGCGTGCTTCCACGCTAGCTTCCACACCCACACATGTATATACACTATTACTTATATGCCTTGTAATCGTGGATCTTTTGAAGTAATGTTTTTCTTTGCTTTTGGTCTTGCAATAGAGTCCATACTTCTTTTTCTTAACTGAGCTTTAGTTGATAACTCCTTACTTTTATCCGTAAAAAGTTTTCTTAGGTCCCATTTAAAATTCATATCACCCTCCTGTTGTTAATAGTTAGGTGCGTTCCTTCCCAATATGGTACTTCCGTGGAATTCCATCCATGAACGATATTTAAGTATTTATGCCTGTTATACTACCTTGTAGTTGTAGTATCATATCCCACATAGTATTGATTGTATTCAACATATAGATTTGCATACCTAAACAAAACAATACTGTCAGTATTAGACATATCAATAGTAGTCTTTGTAACATGGAAGTTATTTATAGTATCTACGCTCCAGTATTGACGTAGTGGGCTTGAAACGTATGAGTTGTACCAGGATAAGTCTTAGTATCTTTATTACATTTATAGATTACAAACCACGGCTCAGTTTTATATGCCCTATGCCATTAGTTCAAGTCTATTGGCGTACCATCTATGTCTACACTACCACCGTCTATCTTTATTTCACCACCTGCGGTCATTGTGATTTTGTTCGAAGCGTCTAGTCGTATATTGTCCATAGAAGCATTCAAGTCGCCATCTATGAATTGATTAACATTACCTTTGACGTTCATATTGAGATCACCACTTCGTACCATAATGTTGAGATTGGCGCCACTACCTACTTCTATGTCATAGTGATTGCCAGCCGTGTCGTTCTTATTGACCTTAACTTTGAGACTGCCATCTATTGTTTGTACTTCGTTACCACCTATAAAGGTAAAGGAATTGCTGTTGACAACATCATACTTTTGTGATAGTATATGATTGACCTGTGTACCGTCATTAGATATTTCTAGGTAAGTACCAGATGTATGGGATAGGTGTACCCTTCTCTTGTTAGTTGTATCGTCAAACTCCAGAACATGACCGGATTCACTTGCAAAGACATGATTAAATGGGTAAGACGGTGCATAGGTGCCATTCAATATGGCGGGCATATCAAAGGACCCACCTGCACTACCAGATACAGTCAGATTGTCACCTACTGTAGGTATCTCAAAACCGTCAAAGTCTGAGGTCGCCACAGATGTTCGCCTTTTGTTCTCTCTTGCTGTAGGGTTGGCAGCGTCTGTCTCTCCTCTTGCAAGTTCATTCACATCACTCACGCCAGCTTCAACAGGATACACACCAAATGGGTCACGGAATCCTATGTTCTCTTTTATCTCTCCTGCTTCACTAGGTTGTCCTGGTAATGCACCATGGATCAAAGGTTCTTGCCTGTCTTCGTCTCTATAGGTTACATATACCCATGTGCCTTCTACAAAGAAAGGAGGTGTCTGACCAAAACCAGAGTTACCACCAGATGGTACTACCACAGTTGCCCACGGCAGGTCAGAGGTAGGTAATAAATTTGTTTCTATAGGGTGTAGACCTAATACTCTCACACGAAAACGTCCTAGTTTATCAGGATCTCTACGGTCTTCTATGACACCAATGTAATAATCTTTCATATGATTTTGCTCCGCGGCTCGTAAGTTGTTTGTTTTAAAGGACTAGACTTCATATTCTTTACAACCTTTGCGTATTGTAAATTATTGACAAGGTTTTTGTAAATTTTGTAAATTTTGCTCATGTTTTATCTATCTTTTCTTTCACGCATAGATCGTCTACCTGACCGTATACTCAGTATGGTCAAGTCTGATTTGGACCTAGGACCAATCATTCCTGTCGAGGTAATATACTGTTTGGACCTTGTATCATTTCGCACTATAACGTCATTGACTATATCATACTTATGATGTATAGGTTTTGGTTCATACGTTGTACATTCTAATACACCTTCGCTAACTTCTACCTCTACATGAGGGTCTAGTCTATATTCGTTACCTTTCATATACACACCTTCTATGTTAGTTTGTGTCCACATTTAAACTCTCCTGAATACTTAGCGAATTACCTGTGTATGGTTTTTCAACACTATCTCGTACACAATCAAAAGTTGTAGTATATCTGGTACTGTTTAGCGTATGTACTAAGTTTGTGATTAACCAACGACCTGAGAGGAAAGCGTCATGGATACGGGTTGTGTTTTTATCTAGCGGTTCGTAGGACGGAACTCGTAGGTGTATCATATCGCCGGCAGCGAGATTAGAATTACCAAAGACTGTAACTTTCGCCTTTAACTGGTCGTGTGCGAGTTTGACGTGGTCGAGTAGTTGTTGGAATCCTGTGTGATTATCATACTTAGCGTCACCTTCTTTTTGTGCATGTAACTTCGTGTCTTTTGTTGTCACTTTGATTTTAGCGTCATTAAACTGGAATAAGTTTTTGCCTCCAGAATTTTCTGGTGTTGTGTGAAAGAGTGCGCCTAACTGTTTTCCTACTGTTGTATGTACTTCGCTTACAAAGTTGTCAATATAATTGTCTAATTTCTTCTCAAAACTCTTTGTACTAAAGTCGTAGTGATAATTTGTACTCGCCATCAAACCTGTATTGAGAGCGGCAAGAACATCTTGGTTCTTCATAATCTTATATTCTAATACAGACTTCATATCTTCTTCTATTGTACTGTTTCGTTTAGATGGTTGTACAATAAAACTTTCTTGTACATTACGCTCTGTCGTAGGATCACGGTGGGTCATATGCGACATTGAACGGAAGTTATATCCTCGATGATTTTCAAAGAAGTGAAATCCTTGATTGTGGAAATTTAAGGAAGAACTACGTTTACTCAGCATTGATGATATGAAGTGGAATGGGTGTTCTAAATTACCTAGTACCTTACAATGTTGTGAACTTGGTTCTGTAATGACACGTTTTTTTGTACCAAGTATGTCTGTCAATATATTTTGTACAATACGGTCAGTTGTACCTTCAAAAGCTTGTTTTAATCTTTCTTTTTGATTAGTGATTGCTTCTTGTGAAGTAAAATGTAGCGTATAGACTTGTTGTCTTTCTGCCGTACGAACTTGGTCAGACACTTTGTATATTCTCGCAAAATGTTGAGTAAAATCAATCGCTTCGTTCTGTGGACTATCGTCTGTACTAAATTTAAATTGTAACATTTCCTGACCTATAATAGGCACGTTTTGTATATGATTATGTGTGTCGGCAATGACAATATTACCATAGATTGAATTGCTGTATATACTTTCGTACACGTTTAACTCGACCATCAATGCCTTGATGTCTATAGTACCTGTAGGTCCGTGTAGGAGTATTTCTTGTAGTTTATAATCGCCTGCTTGGTTCATCAGACTACCTTTGTATTAGTTTTTCAAACTCTTCCTTAAATTGTAAAACGTAACCTCTATCTAATAGTCTTATTCTACGCTTATCATCATTAAGGGTTTGTTCATATTCGTAATTTGTCACTATCGTTGCGCCTACTGTATCACTTGACACAATTAATTTTTTTGTTGTATCACCTGAAGACGCACTTATCTCATAATGGTGCGTACCGTCTGGATCATCATACTTATCGTTAACGTATTGAGACAATGCAACTTGATCCAGCGGCCAATCATATCTACTTTTGATGTTATTGACTGTCACAACAACCCAATGATACATGCTGTTACCATAATACTTACTCGCAACAATATCAGGTGTTTCGCCATCTTGTACGTTATAGTTATCAAAAACTAAAGTATTCGCTGAGACATTTGATCGCAGGTTGACACGTCTGAGTAAATCTGTTATAAGAGTACGCTTCTGGTTGTTTTGCAAGTCGTATTCGTATGTAGGAAACTTTTCAAAATACATCTTAATATCCTTCTACTATTTTTTCTTTTGTCATTATCTCAGTTTCAGTAAATGTTAATGACATATTGATTTCTGTAGGTGGTGGACTACCATCAACTGGTCTAAAGTGTTGACTTTCACCACCAGGACCGTATGTAACATCCATGTCTGTCAATACACATTGACCAGTAAAAGGATACCATTGGTTCTCTACGCCTTGGAACATGTAGTATATTTCAAACTCACTTGGAAAGATTAAATGTCTACCAACTGCTTCGTTTTGTACACGTTCAGGCAACATATGAAACTTGAATAACTTGATAATATTATCTACGGTACGCACCTCGTTTTCACTTCTTGGTGTAAATCTAAAATTATAATTAAATGTTCGTAAGTCTACAGACTGGAATATTGCTTCTACTGCCGGGTTTAATGCTTTCTGTTGACCTTTTCTTAACACACCTTCTAAATCACCACCAGATATTAAGTCAGCGCCACCGGCAGCGAGTTTCATTGTTAACGTATCTGTCAATGCACTCATAATTGTATTAAATGTGCCTGTGTCACCAAGTTGTGCCAACATACTATCAACACTTGTTGCTTCTGCAAGTTGTTGACCAAGTACACCTGCAAGACCTGTTTCTGAATTTTTATAGTTCGTTTTATAATTTGTTTTAAAGTTAGGTGGCATATACAAGGCGATAACATCACTTGTACGTTTTAATCTACCACTTCTTTTTAATGCACCAGAGATAGAAATATTTTTATCTCTTTCTGCTAAGTCTGCGCCTCTAAATGGTTGTGTTGCTTTAGCAGATGATGTGATACCTTCTGCTTTCTTATGTTTCTTTGTAACTTTTTCTGTAAACTCGCCAACTGCAGGATGAAATTTGTTTATCTCGCTTGTTTCTGTTTGTGGTCCTGCGTATTTACTCTTTGCAACTTCATAAATGTAAAACATAATGTAGTGACCAAATTCTGCTGTACCTAGGTCATCAGGATATTGTACTGTGCCAAATGAGTAAGGATTTCTTTCTGTATTTAAATGTGAAGTATCTGAGTTTGGTCTTGTCTTACGAGATAAATCAACACCAGCAGTTGCCGTTGCTTTAGATGAACCACCTAAAACACCACCAAATAGTTTACTTCTTAATCTTTGTGCAAAGCTTGACATAATACTATTTATCTGTTATAATGGGGATATTGTAGACCAATGTTTTAAAACATCTTCCGTTATAATTACAAACTTATAACCTTTCTTTTTACAGAATACCTCAGCACTATCCCATTTTGCCTTATTCAGTATATACTGCTCTGTAGTATACTTCCAGTCTTTTGTTACACGTTTAGGTTTACGAGGTGGTTGCGTATACTTTTTAGGCTTGATTTCTAGCACGGATTCTGATATAATACCATCTTTGTTTCTGTATTTTAACCAAATATCAGGAAAATATCTATGTATTTTTCTATCAAAAGGACTACGATAAGGTATGAAAAACTCCTCACTTGACCACTTAATTACTGCTGGATTCAGGTCACAATACTTGAATACAGTCTTTTCCCAACTGCTTCTAAAGATTATGTTTGTAGGGTCACCTTTGTATTTTTCTGGATTGTATGGTCTGTATTTGTTCTTTACTGCCATTTTATGAACATACTTACCTATCTTCTTCTTTCGCTTAATCATATCCATATTTAGATATAAATAGTAACATGGCAACAAAAGTATTTGATCCAATCAGGCAAGCAGCAGGCGATAGAGAAAAGTCATTAACTTGGTATCGTGGTAAAGTTAAGTCTCTTATGGACACTATCACAAAAAACAAGTTGATGAGAGGTAAGTTATTTTCTTCACCTCAATCAAATGGTTTAAATTTTTTTAGATATAACCCTAAATTAAAAGCTGTTCTACCTTACTATGACATGTTTCCA